AAGTTCTTGACCCAGCCGATGTAGACCTTGCGATCGTCCATGCTGAACAGGTACAGCCGTCTGTTGGACAGCGAATCCAATAGCTGCGCCTGGTGAGTACTGGTGGGCAGCATGGTCTTGAGGATGAACAGGCGGGTCAGGTAATCGGTTTTCAAGCCATGGCGGTAGCGCGTGATCTTGAAGCGGATCTTGGCCGCGAGGTAGGCATACGGCGGCCCAAAGAAGATCGCCAGAACCAACGTGGTGAACATGTGCTGCTCGGCTTCCTTGGCGAAGCCGCGTTCGGCCAGCAGGTCGGCCAGCCCCCAGAATCCGTTGCTCGCCCATTCGAGCAGAAAGAGTGCAAAGATCCACGGCAGGGTCAGCACGATGCCTCGCATCGCGATGTGCAGGTACAGCGACTGACCCTCGTATTTGGCAATGAGGGTCTTGTCGTAGAAGTTGTATTTGCAGTAGATGAAACCGCAGATGAGGATCGGAAGGACGAGAAGAAAACCCATGCGCTACCTGGTGATGCCGATCAACGAGCGTTCGAGATGGCAGCTTTTGCAGCCTGGCAGGCTTTGGCGAATTCGGCATCACGAAGCGTGCTGAGGGTCGAGATCGAGACCGCGCCGTGGTCGCTGACCTGCACCTGTTCGGCGACCTCGTTGAGCTGTCTGGCGATGGCCAATGACTCTTCGGACGGTTTCCAGACCGCTTGCAAAAGGGTTTCCCACACAGTTTTGTCGCTCACGGTAGAACTCCTCTGTATCAGGCCTGGCCTGCCGTTAGAGTAGCAGACGGGTGTCGAACGATGGCCAAGGCAAGCGGAGCGTAGCATACAGCACTCTGCACCCCTAAATAGACAGGTGATTCAGCAAGGTGTTGCGGATCGTTTCCAGCTCTTGGTCGGTGAAGCCCAGCAGCGTTCGCCGCGCGTACCTCACCGATGGCGCATCGCGTTGCGCACGGTCTCTCAAGCCTTGCTGATGAACGTTGGCGATACGGGCGACCCGACCGGTGAAGCCAACGGTCGCGTCCGCTGCATCGCCTCGCGCTTTCAAATGGGCCGCTGTGCGCAATTTCCTGAACATCGTGGCCTTGCCCCGTACGCGGCCTGTCTTGTCGCGCAGTCGCGGCTTGCGCGGCGCAAAGGCGGTACCGTCGGGATTCCGTTGGGCAGTGATGCGCTGTTGCTGGCTGCGACGCAGTTGCTGGGCGAGCGTCTTGGCCAGTTTGGTGCGTGCGGCGGGCTCGAGGCGTTGCAACAAGGGCGCGGCCCAGTCTTCCAGCGCATTAAGGTCAGTCATGCGCAGGCGCCTTCGGGTGAGGGCTGACCAGGGCCATGCCGTCGGGCGGCGCGGGAGGTTGCCAGGCGGCCAGCAACTCGCCATTGGCATGCAGCTCGATGCGGCCGTGGTCCTGATAGGGCGTATAGCCCGGTTCGGCGGGGTGCGACACCTCGAAACCGGTCTCGGGGGTGCCTTTGACCACCACGCGCTCGGTCAAGGGCAGGTTCAGGCTCAGGTCCACCTTGCCGGCGTCGAGGATGTCGGCCTCGAACTGTACGCCGTCGGCGGCCTTGTCCAGGTTGACCAGCAGTTCGGACTGGTGAATGCGCAGCCAGCCCAGCAGCGGCAGCATGACGCTGTCGGGGTGGCCTGCGAAGTCGGTCAGGATCACTTGCAGGCTGTAGGTGTACTCGAACGACAGGCTGGATGCCGCCGTGCAGCGTACTTTGCCGTTGTCGATGAACATCAGCAGGCGGTCAGGGTTGTGCGCCAGGTCCGGCACGGCGGTCAGCAGATGGGCGCGTAGGCTATCGGGTTTGTTCATGGTTCACCTGGTGTTCGAGGATGCGGTCGACCTGGGCAGCGCATTCGGCCCAGGCCTGTTCGAGGCGGTCTTGATCGCTGAGCAAGTCACCGTTGTGGCGGGGGTGCGTCGCCGGCAGCTGGCACGGCACCACTGCCGGACAGCCACTGACGATAGGCATCGGCGCCGGTGAGGGCGGGACGCTCGCGCAACCGGCGAGCAGGATCGGGCAGAGGCTGGTCAGCCCAGTGGCGAAGCGCGGCGTTTTCATGGGTGAGCCTTTCGAGTTGGCGTTGACGTTGGTCCAGGCCGTGGCGCAGCTCGCGTTGCAGCGTCAGGGCGCGGGCCTGGGCCACGCGTTCGCGGGCGAGCAGGTCGGCCAACTGCGCGGCGCGGGCCTGGTGTTGATCGATCGTGTCGCGGTCGCGCTCGGTCTGGGCCTCGAGGCGGCCGACGTGTGCTTGGGCGGCGTCCAGGTTGGCGTGGAGCACACGCGCCCAGCCGACGCTGATCGCCAGGGCGATCGAGGCCAGCCCTGCCAAGGCGCCACGCCATGGGATCATGCGTCAGCCTGCCGATGCCGCTCGTAAGCCTGCTGGAGCTTGGTGTCGTACTGGTTTCGTCGGTAATCGGGGCCGTTGTAACGCTTGGCCACGGCGGCCCACTGCTGGGCCTTGAGCGCTCGATGCAGGGCTGCGTCGGTTTCGATGAATCGCACGAAGGCTTCCAACTGGTCGGTCTCGCTGCGCTGCATGGCCTCGACGAACGCCGTGACGTTGGCATACCCCAATCGGGACCAGTGAAACCCCATGACCTGGAAGGCGCCCCAGGACGCCGATTCGAGCGCGCGCTCGTCGTCGATCTCACGGGCACGCGCCAAGCGCTCATGTTCGGCAGCGCCGCCGACGTAACCACCGGGTTTGGGGTTGACCAGGGAAGGGCACGTGCGGGCCAGTGCCTCGGCACGCTGCTGCAAGTGCACCGGAACGTCCTCGGCTTTCTTGGGCAGATGCAGGCGGCGGTACATGATGTGTCGTTCGTAGAGCAGGGTAGGTCGGCCATCCGGCAGAAAGCCTTGGCCGCGCGACTCGACGTCCTTCAATGCGGCGATGCTCGCCAGGGGGACGTCCAGGCGTCTGGCCGCCTCGAGCAGGTCACGTCGTGCGATCGGCGTATTCATGAGTGACCTACCTTGCTGTGCAGGAAACGTTTGGCCAGAGCGCGGGTACCTTCGACACCCAGCAGGCCGATCACGCCGCCGAAGAAGGGAGCGGTCGAGGCGGGAATCCCCAGCAGTGAAAGGCCATGGCTGGCCGCCAAGGCCAAGGCTCCGCACAGCGGCGCTTCGATGGCGATACGGCGCCAAGTGCCGCCGCCATACATGATGCGTAGCGCGGCGATCACCACCGCCAGCAGCCCGGCGTAGAGGCTGGGCCAGTTGTGTTCGAGCCAAGCGAGCAGCCAGGCCCAGGTGTCGGGACGTTCAGGCATGGGTTTCATTCCGGTGGTCCGAGGTCGGGTGGAGGGTCAGGTCCATAGGTTCACCATGGGCCGCTCGGGCGCGGTCGTGTGCAGGGGCGGCAGGTCGACCAGCAGACCGGTCGGCAGAAGAGGGCCATGCTCGGCCAGGCCGGGGTTGGCGGCGAGCACGGCCTCGACCACGCCCGTGGTGCTGCCGTAGTGCCGCCAACACACGGCGTCCACGGTGTCGTGTTGCTGGGTGCGCACGCGGTTCATCACAGCAGCTCCACCGTGGTGCGGCTGCTGCCGAGAAAGTCACGGATCGCCCAGCGCTGATCGCGGCGGTAGTCCTCGATGGTCGGGGCGCTGTCCTCGGCGCGTTTGGCACCGCTGCCGGTGGTGTCGTAGCCGCGGTAGCGCTCGCAGACTTCGGCGCCGACGGCGGACGACACGGCCCGGGCGTACAGGTGAAGCCACTGGGACACGCCCTGGATCTGCTCGCCTGGCACCTCGGCCAGCGTGGCGAACCCTTCGGCTTGTCGCGCCAGGCGCCAGGCGTTCAGCTCGCGGTTGACGTCGATCACGGCGGCGATAACGGCGGTTTCCAGTCGGGCCAGGGACACGCTGGCGTCAATGCGCAGGCTGGCACGCACCTGGTCCAGGTCGATCGACGGCCAGAACGGGCTGTTGTTGATGTGGCCGCTGGTAGGCGGGCCGTTGGCGATGAATCCGCTCATGGGCGTGGTTCCGGAACAGGTCGGCGGTGGTCGGGACGTCACGGGTGGGCCGCTGGGGCCTCCGCTTGATCCCGAGCCGCCGGGTGCGTGGGACGCTCGGTCAGCCGGCGGCGTCGGCATGTTTTTTCAGGAGGCGTTCGGCGCGCTCCAGGTCTTTCTTGCCGCCACAGCTGCCATGCAGCTCGATGGCACGTTTCAGCTCTGCGATACCGCTTGCGATGGCGGTGGCCAAGTCCGCGCTGGGCTCGGCCTCGTCCAGGCCATGCAGCAGTGCGCGACCTTGGGCCAGGGCGAGCTTGGCGCGGACCTCGTCGGGCATGTCGTGCGTGGCGGTCAGGTGGGCGGTGCGGGCGAGCACGTTCGCGGGGAAGGCGTCGCCCACCTTCTGCGCGTTGAGCGCGGCTTCGGCCACTTCCTCGGCGACCAGGCAACCGGTGGTGCGGCTGAAGCGGTCCGGCATCTTCAGGCCGTGCTCGAGCACGTAGGCAGCAACGTCGAGGCCAGGCTCGAACTGCCCAGCATCCAGGTACCAGAGCATGACGGTGGTCAGCACGTCGTCCTGGGCGCCTTGGCCAGCGGCGAGGATGCCGTTCACGTAGGGCGCGTAGTCGGGCAACAGCTCGGCCTTGAGCCGCGCCTTCCCTTGCCCGGACTGGACTTGCTTGAGGCGCAGTTGATCCTGGTGCAGCTTGGCCAGCATCAGTTCGTAGCTGGTCAGGCCCTCCATCAACGCATCGGGCGCTATGGAAGCGGCCTCTTGGGCTGCCGTGACCTGGAGAAAATGCCGCTTGGCGAGACTCTGGGCCATGGGGGTCAGTCCTCCAGCTCGATGTTCTCGACCACGCAGCCCAGGCCGTAGTCCTCGACCACGTAGGCATCGTTGCTCGATTCGAAGTTTTCGATGCGGTTCTTGCTGGGGTTTTCCTGCGTGTAGCGACGACGGCCTTCGATCTGCCAGTAGATGGACAGGTTGCTCAGGCTGGTGATGAGCATGCCTTTGTCGGGTACGTAGGGCACTTCGACCGGCTGGCGGCCGCCCATGCGCTTCTGCGACAGGATCATGTCGGTGGCGAGCTTTTCGGTGGCTGGTTGATCCTTGTTGACCAGTGGGAAGTACTTGTCGTGGACCAGGGCGCTGCCGAGGATGACCACGATGCCTGGATCCTTACGGTGCCAGGGGTCGATCAGGTTGGCGATGGCGTCGTAGACCAGGGCGTCGAGGTTGCGGTAGTCGGCGTCCTCGCCATTGCCGATGACGATCTTGCCGGCCGTCTTGCCTTCCTTGAGGACCCGCGCCGGGGCGTTGTCGCGGTACTGCTGCAGCCAGCCGACGTTGACGTCCTCGAGCAGCGGGTGGGTACCGCGATCGGTGGTGGCAGCGGCGCGCGTGCCGTTCATGCCGACCATGAGGCGGTCGAGGGCCTGGCGTTTGATGATCGCGTCACGCAACAGCGTCTGGAAGTTGGGGTGGCGCGCCCAGGCGTCGAGCTG